TGACTGAGAATCCAACTCTTGCCCGTCCATCATATTGCTGAATGATTCGGTTCATTGCAACACCACTCTGGTATGAGTGTGTGCCAGTTCCAGAGTTAGTATAGGATATTGCACCATTCCCCACACTTGTTTCAAGGTAGAAGGCGTGAGGTGATGCCAGTGGTATTACATAATAATCTGTAGCTAAATCAAACCCTGTAGGCAAAGTGCCTGTAGTAGTCAGTCTGACTACTGCGCCACTTGCCAGACCATGCGTGTTTTTTTGAAATTCAGCTTCTGACCCTTCTCCAGCCATTGAAAAACTCGTAATGGCAGTAGCTTCTTGGCTTGCCCCGGGATCATCGTGATCACCCCAATAGTGATTAATTAACCCGTCTTCAAATTCCACTGCCGCATAAGGTTTCCCATCGAAAAAGTCCACACTTAGAATTTTCGCCATGTCTTCTTCGCCCGTATTCCCCTTGTATCGGCTTTCACACTTTAGAACAGAAAGTGATTCGGGCTGGCCTGTCATTGAAGGTCGCCCAGAATGACAGTCAGCAAATACATATACGTTTCCACCTCCGGCAGCTAGGCCAAATGTCCCAGACGGGAGTGTTGCCCAGAGTTTGAAGGCTCTGCGCTTCTCAATCTCACCACCTCTTGTTATATGTGCGTTAGTTAGACCAGCCGTATCTGCCTCGTTCAGACCATACAGACTACCCGGCACAGACGTTACTGAAGTCCTGCGAGTGTCAATCCCGGCTTTAAAATCTTCCACTAAGACGTATGGCATTTTTAGTTTACCTGATGAATATGCATTTGGGTATTCTGTGCTGGTTCTCTTCCAAGAACTAGCGTTTCAGTTTTGGATAATCTTGCTCTTAATCTTTGGTAATGCACTTGCGCTTGTTGACCTTTCATTTGTGCATCGGGTGATTTTTGTCGAGTCAATAATTCACTGGCAGCAAAAAGAACAATCAGTTGATCGTCCAAATCTGCGGTATCTGACATAGAAACAAAAGTCCCAAGATTACCTGTACCTTCTAACCTGAATAGGCCATCTCCTGTTGTTGTATTTGCATTCTCACTGGGAATAGGCCAAACCTCTACTTGAGATGCCCCATACGCTTCGTATTTGTAAATAGGCCATGAACGTGACCCTGTATCCGAATCGTGGATTGTGTAGTCATAAGTCGATATTCCATAGGTAATTTTATGCCATGAAGACCCGTTTTTGAACGAGGCTTTTTGCACACGCTCCAGTGTTATTCCAGACGGAATATCGTAGTATCTAGACCCTGCCTGTAGGGTTATGTCCTTTTTGACCTGTAAAAAAGGCCACGCAAAATCTTCCCAGAGCCTACGTTGCACCCGGTTCAGGAGATTTACCATCATCTCTTGAGTTGATTTCCCAAGGGCTGATGAAATTGCGTGACCTGATTCGCTTCTTAGATCATTCAGCAGGACTTGCAGTGTCGTGTTCCTTGCCATTTATTCCTTTTTTTGCGTTTATTGGAGGGCCACCATCTAAAAAACAAGCATCTGATATTTTTAAAGATTTTACATCAAATGGTAAGTCCCCGAATGTTCCATATAAATCGTTAAACTTTGCTTTATAAATCCTTCCTAATCTCTCCCGTTCACTGTCTGATGTCATATCTTCCTTGCCAGTTAGGACAATCCTATCAATTGCACCAGATCCATGTAAATGTTGTAATACTGATAGCTCTGGGACTGAAATTCCCTCTTTTACTACTGTGCTTCCAGTGTCACCGCCAATTGCCACATTTGCTCGATAAACATTTTCCATATTAGTTTTTTATTAAGGTTAGGCAGTCCCGAAAGACTGCCTAGTTAAGTCAGGAGTTACGCAATTTCGTAAACACCATGACAGTTAAGTTGACTTGCACACAAAACGCTTGTGGTAGTTATCGCACGATAAATAGCATATTTGTCATGTGGGCGAGTTGGCGAATGCCGACTCATTTTTTCACCATCCATGTACATAAGGTACATTTTAGATGGGTCAATAATGTAGCATCGCTTGGTGGGTGCTTTACCTGAGATGGTCAGATCATCAAGACTTGGGTCATACTGAAATTTAATACCTTGGTAATAAACTTCACCCATCGAAATGTCTTGTTTCTGATCAAACCCAGTTTGTGTGAAGTTACCCTTATTTTTCAACTCTTTGCTGAGTTGATCAAGAAAGGCACTACCGCAAACTGCGACTGAAGGTTTGCCCCCGTATCTACGCAACTGACGGATTTCTGAATGCATTTTATCAATCAGAACCTGTCCTGTTGCTGTAGTTGAAATAGCCACATCAAAACGATTACGCCACCAAGTGTTCGTATCCGTTCTTAGTGTTCCAACTGCGGCACTTGTTGCTGCTGGGTTATCGGCTATAAGACCCCGTATCCCGGTCATAGCAGTTGTTGAAGTCCCATCGGTGTACAATAAGTTATTCATACCTCTGGTATACCCCTCTAGCATATCTTCCATTTTGTCTTTAAAAAGATTTACAAGAACAGTTTTATCTCTTCCAGAAACATTTGAGGTTTCTCCAGTAAGCGCATCGCTTACGGAAATTCCATCATGTTTAAGTTCGGTATGAGTCACTTCAATACCAATGTGATGTTCGTGCCAAGTATATTTAGCACGTTTGATATGGTCAGGGTTTGTGTATGTCACCGCATCTGTGGCTGTATACCCAGCTAATGCAGATTCATAGACTCCCTTGACTGCCAGATCAACAAGACCTTTGCCGCCCGGATAGCTTTTGGAACCTTTGTCCATAGCACTAAAGAGCGGTTTATCTTGAATAGTCTGGCTTAAAACGTCCCCTTTATTTAGAAAAAAATCTAAAGAGGCGTTGGCTACGTTAGCCAATTGGTCGCTTGTTAAGGCTGCCATTTTGTTCCTTTTATATTACAGAGAAACCCAATATTGTAGCTTTACATCTGGTTCAAAGACTGCGTAATTGCATCTCTTAAAGAGACAGGTTCTGCTACTGGAGTCCCACTAAGTTTACCACCTGTTGCCGTCTTCATTGCACTTGGTTGAGGTTGTCTAGCCTTAAATCTCTCATTAACAGTTGCATACGCATCTTCTACAAGACCCAATACATCTGCCTGAGTTTGTGGCTGTCCTCGCTCATTCACTAATGCAACGACACGATCATTAAATTCTTCTTGCTTGAGACTAAAATCAACGTCTTTAGCTAAAGTGGTTTCACCCCACGTTTGCAATGCGCCTGTAAGCATATCACTCTGCTGTGCAGATTGTTGCTTTTCGGTCTTAGCATGGTCAACTTTACGCTGGTTTTGAACCCGTGCTAATTTTGCTCTTGTTTGGCTCAACTCTTTTGCTGCATCCTCATCAAGAAACCCGTCATCCACCTTACTTTGGATGTCTTTTGGTATACTTCTTCCAGTAACTTTAGACATATTGCCTAAATGGTGTGCCAGCATTTTATAGGCATGGTCTGGATTATTTCTAATCGCTGCCATTATTTTAAATCCCTCAACTGAATCCTTTGCAGAGAGGTTATTCTTCTCTATAAAATTTGTAATCTTGGCATACTGTTCTGAATCATTCTGAAGTTTTTCTGAATCAGATTGAAGTTTTCCAACAGTTTCTTTTAACTCGTTTTTTTCGGAAACGAGACTCCGAAAACGAGGATGTTTATTAAATGGAACGTCCTTGTAGTCCTCCGATTTTGGTGTTTCTTCAGAGGCTTCAATTGGTTCCGTGACTTTTGTCTCTTCAGTAGTTTCCGCTTCTTCCACAACAACATCTTCCTCTAAAGGGCCAAGTGCATCTTGCACTACATCCTCTAAAGTCTGTGTGGTTTCTGCTTCAACTTCCGGGGCATCTGACGGGGATGCCGTGTCTTCCGCAACTTCTGTGGTAGACTCGTCTGTAACAACTTCTTCAGAAACGGGGGACGATTCCGTTTCCTGTGGCTCTTCTTCTGCCATAATACGTCCTTTGGTTAATTGTTAAACATTAATCCCGGCTTGTGGTTTACCACCACCGGGGGATTTTGGTAGCGGAGCATTATTGCCCCCCTGTCCACCTTGCGCTTCAGGAGCGTTGCCCCCTCTACCCTGCGCTTGAGCCTTCGCACCTTGCATCATATTTTGAGCAACGATTGAAGGCAACTTATCTATAATTGCTTCTGTTAAATCCATTTTGTCATCCAGACGTTTCAACAATTCTTTTCCAAGGAACTTAGGATCAATACCCGGAATCTGGATCAAGAATGGAATAATTCTTTCTATGTTTTGCAGTTCCATAGCTTTGTTTGGTTTGCCTGTACTCCCTGCTTCAATCTGTAAATATATTTCGTTCAAGACATCTTCTTTCTTAAACTCAGGCCAAACTGCCCCGGGGCCACAAATTGCTATCACTTCTTCTTTAGACATTTCTAGGAGTAAGACTTGTCCAGCTGCTCTGGTTATTTCGCTCATAAAAGAGTCGAGATCGTCAATATTAGCACCTATGGCACTCATCCTGCTCGATTCAGCGATGCTAGTTTCAGTTGCAGTACCTTTCGATACCTGACCAAAATTAGCCTCCTGTTGACCCACGACCAACTGGACATCATCAAATATGGTTCGTACTTCGTACAGATTTGGATCAATACCTATCTGCCGTATTGGTTGCAGTACATCATCCACTTTCTGACCTGCCGTTAGAGCCTGTAATTCCAAGACTGCATTAGCAGGAGGATCACGCAGCTTTTCCTTATCCTCCTCTTCAAGCATCCCGGCTGGTGTAGCATACTTGGGTCTGTTTGCTCGTCTATGCTCTCTTAACCCTTGTCTCGCACGATTGTATTCATGCTGCATTGGCATTAAGAGCTTTACGTCAGAGGGTGGATATAGATGATCTTTATGCTCTATCTCATTAAATGTTAATGAGAAGAAAGGCCAAAAAGTTTCAAGCTTCACAGGAGGAGCTTCAGGCTCTTCCAGAAAATCTTCGTGTCCATCGCATACTACATATTTAAGACCAGAGTTTTTATCATAAATTTCCCAGACTAAAGCAAGACCTTCACGCATATTATCTGCGTTCATTCCGTCAAAAAGCTCTGTACGATATTTAAAATTTGCCCTTGTAGACATTTCTTTACCCTTAATATCGTACTGGAGATAATTTTCTTGGATATCCACATCATAAATTTCCTTTACTTCTTCAGGACTTAAAAACAATTCATGGGCTACCCAAGTTGCCCCCAAAAATCCACGGAGTTGCCTACACATTGGATCTACAATTATTGAATCACATTCTGGAAAATCGAATACCAGACCTTCCTGAATTGTTACTAAAGGCTCATTCTGTAACGAATCCATGCTGAGAAGCAGCTCTTCCATTTGGGCATCAACATCAGTAATATCTCCCTTTTGTGCTTCTTGAGTCAGTCTCCTTATATGATCAATTTGTGCCTGAACATCAGACATTTTGGCTGAGACTTCTGGCAACCGATCCATCTCTCTTTGAAATCCCACTTTCACAAATCCAACTGACGTTGTAATCACTCGCCTAACCAGAGACTTCATCTGGCTCTTAAATGTTGGCTGTTGTTCATCCATGTAATAATTGAATAACAACTCAAGACTTTCAGCGACCTTATCCAGCATTTTCCTGCCCTGCTGAACAGACTCATAATCTTGTACTATCTGCGTATCCTGTGGATTTGGAGGCATCTGGCTCATTGCAGCAGCTTGCATTTTTGAATATGCTTCTGCTAATGATTTTTCATCACCATCCCAAAACTTATAATCTAAGCGTTTACGTCTACTTGCTACTGGCTTCGGATTCTTGGCGTAGAGTGCAGCCGTTCTCTGGTGAACGTGTCTATGGAGAATATTCGCAACATAATTATTTTCACTCCAGCCCTTATCTGAATATCCACGAAAAACGGCTTCCATGTCTTCACGCATCTGATCAAATGCTTTTTTGTGATATTGCTTTGCAGACTTGACCTTACCCACAAGCTGAGAAACCAGAGCTTTCCGTCTTTCAGAAATTTCCTTTTCTTCCTCCTCAACTACTTCTACAGATATTGCCTGTTCAATTTCTATTTCCATTTACCATCCGCTAGTTTGTGAATGTGATAGTTCTTTTTGTCTTATTTGTGAGTCCCATTTAATCCAAGCCATTGTGCCTGTCTTTGGGAAATTATTATTTACTCTTATACTATGAGGTGATCTTATTTCACCCAAACCCATTCCAATCCAACTCAAAGTATCAACAAAATCATCATGCCTTGAGTTAGGGAACTTCAGTAGTTCATCTACTGCTTTTTGCCCCCATGATGAAACCTTTGGGAAGAATACTTTCTTCATTGCCATCCTGCCAATCATGCTTTGTGATCTCTGAACTTTATTTGCAACTGGCGTAACTTCCTCGATCCGGCAATGTGTATGTGTCTCGTACATTCTTTTCCGCAAAAATGGTGCAATTGACTTCGATATGTGACCTCTTTCAGCCCACCAGATTAGCGGTTTATGTTTTCTCATAAATTCCAGCATTGCTTTAACTACAACGTCTGTGGGTTGTCTTGCCCAATAACAATCCAATAAATATATATCGTCTTCTTCATCAACTCCTACAATCAATAAACACGTTAAATCGTGTCTGGTTTTGTCGATGCCCACAGCATGATCAGAAGCAGCATAGATTTTTAAATTCTTTGGTAAGTTCCTTTTTTCATAATACTGTATGTTTTCCCTTTGGAATAAATCCCCATCTTCCGGGCTTGGTTGCTGCTGGTATAAAGCCGAAAAACCCCTTGGGTCTAAGTTCCTTTGATCTTCCAGAAATTTCTTGTTAAATCTCTCAGGCCAGAGTACCTCACCCTCCTTTCGTTTTAATGGATCATTATCTCCAGCAAATGCCGGAAGGTTAATAATCTTCCACTTACTGCACTCCTCTTCAGTAAAATGAGGATTGCTAGAATCAGTTAATCTTCCTACTAAATCGTCTTCGTGCCAGCGTGTAGTTACAATTACGACTTTTGACCTTTCGGTCATTAGTCGAGTCATAAAAACCTGCGTGAACCATGACCAAAGCGTTTCACGAAGCGTTGGAGACTGAGCTTCAACAGAGTCCTTAATAGGATCATCCACAACAAGAACATCGCCACCACGCCCAGTAATACTCCCTCCCCTACCGACAAAAACCGACATACCACCATTTTCAGTCTGTATACGAGATTTTGAAGCCCCTCCCTGTCTAAAGGCAAACCCCGGGAATACTTGACCAAACTGTGGAGCTGCCATGATACTTCTGCAATCAGCTCCGAAATCTTGTGCAAAATCTTCATTGTACGTTGCGAAAATAATAGACTTATAAGGGTCTTTACCCATGAGCCAAGGAATGAACCGCCTTGATATCATCTCCGATTTACCATGTCTAGGCGGTAGCGTTACTATCAGTCGTTTTATCTTGCCCTTTGCTACCTGTTCTAATGCCTTTGCTATTGCCCTGTGATGTTTTGCATCTTCAAATATTGACTTCTCAATGTTGTTAGGATCATTGACCTTTGGCATTGTGAACTTAACAAACTTGAGAAAATCAGTTTTGCATTCAAGTGCCAGCTTCTGTCTTTTTGCTGCTTGAATCTGCCGTTCTATTTCCTCCAGTTTATTCAGTTCTTCTGCCATCAAATCTATAGTCGTTGCAGTTAAGTCTTAGTAAGACTGCTAATTGTTTAGAGTCTTCCAGACTCATTTTTTGTATTTTTGTAACATTATCATAATTTACTCGCATGACATCAACTGCACAATCGCAGAGTCGGTAGTATATATGTTGAGGAGTACTCATACTTTGATGAGCCACTGAGCAAGCTTGCCACAACTCTCGAATGGTTTCCGTTTTGAAAGTTCCATTGGACTCTTTCGATGTCGCAAAAGTTGACATCAACATCAAACTCAGGCTCAAACTCAACAATAATATCACTGTCTTCAAATTCAAAAGTAATCTCCATGTTAATATGTCCAGACCGCTGGTAAAGAAAAGTCAACTCCACGGCTGTCCAAATGTATAAAACGTTTGGGTCTTGCACCCCTCAAAGCTAGGCCTAGCCCAGTAAAGCCGATGTCTTGCGCTTGTTTTATCAGCTTTAAAGTTTTGGTTGTGTTTATATGCCCCACTAG